TCTAGTATTTTTATCTTAGTAATTGCACCCTTTTCATCAATTCCATCTACAATTGCATGAAATGAATATCCCTGCTGATAAAAACCAGATTGATAATAAACATCCCAACTATAGAATGTAATTTCAAATGGTTCATATCCGTCACCTTCTGGATCAGTCGTTATAGCAATATAAGCATAAGATGGACTGCAAGGATCATTGCAAATTAAATAACCAATACTTTCTTGTAGTACTAATTTTATCTTTTGTCCAACAGTAAAATCATATATTGGATAACCTAAAGAATTTGGGCAAGTACTGTTCAAATCAACCGATGTAATCATTGAATACAAATCAAAATGGAATTCTTCTTCTATACCACCAACATATTTTTTGTAATATACTTTAGAAGAATTCAATCCACCAATCATATTTGTCAATCTTACAGTTGTTATTAGTTTTGCGCCATAAGAACTTGTGTAATAATCTTCAATCAATGCAGAGAAGGTCTTAACTCCGGCATCATCTTCCACATAAAGTTCCGAACCAATTAAACTGGAAAGATCATCTCCAGCAACATCTTTAATTCTGATTAATTTAGGATTTATCCATTCCGCTTGAGATGCCTTTAATAACTTTTCTCTGGGATATGTTAATGTTATTTCAGTATCAAACATCAATCTAAACAAGAATCTGAACGAATCTTCCGTTCCTTTCTTTGAATAGAAATCCTTTATATTCTTTATAATTTTTGTAACATCTGCACTTGAGCCGGTTTCTTTATCTTTTGAAAATTGTTTTGGGAAAGAACTCAAATAAGTTTCGTAGAAAGTGTCAATTAATTCTGGTGGTACTGTATCAACATCCAAGAATTGTTCAATTGTATGGGGTATTAGATTTACATTTTTTGTGGATTCTAGCCAGATGTAATAGTATTTGATGAAATCTACAAATACCGCATAATCTTTTTCTAGAAAATCGGGTATAGTCGAACTTACTACGGAAGATAGACGATTCTTTAATTCCAGAGTTACTGGTTTTGTAAAGAAGTTTATTGTCTTTCTTGTTTGTAAGAGTTCTTTGTTATATTTGTTTTTGATATAAGCAACTAAAGTATGCTCACCATCCGCAAGTGTTAATTGAAATAGATCGGAACGACTGGTCTTCTCTATTACTTCTCCATCTATTTCAAATACAACTTTATTAAACAATCCATCAGTATCTTTGACTTGATAGTTGATTGATACTGTTTCAGAAAAAATAGTATCACCATCATTTGGATATTTTACGTTTAACTCTATCATTTAATTGGTTTTCTGAATGCACTTTCTACAAAGTTTATTACTACTGCATTTGGATCTATTGTATCAATACTAAGAATAGTATTTGGATTTACAAACACATCTGAGTCTACTATATTAGCAAAGAATTTAATAATAGAATTTGCAGAAGAGATTGGTTTTATGTCGTTTATCTCTAGTTTTCCAGTAGTATAATCTATAGTACCAATTGATTCTGGATCGTTTACACTCAAATCAAAGTTTTGATATTTTCCTACAGAATACTCTTTATTCTCTGTCTTGAATGACATATAAAGCATTCCATTACCATCATCGTAAATTCTGCAAGTTCTGCTGATATTACTGTGATCTAAATGTTCAAAGAAAGAAGATTGAATATTTGGTTTTGCTATGGATTCACTCTTTATTATTTCATTTTGAAAATTTATAGAATAATCTTGTTTTACGTTATAAACTGGAGATAATCTATATTCTAATTGAGGTGTGATAGTTACACTCAATATTGAACTGTCGGCTGCTAATATTGATTGTTCTAATTCGTTTGCAATCAAGTCCGCATCAAATACGTCAAGGTTTGTTTGAATATAGTATTCAATCTCGTTTACTATCTTTGTCTTCAATTGCGTGATAGAACCCTTATTCTTTACAATATCAATTTTAGCATCACAATTAATAATCAAGTATATTATGTTTGGATCTACTAGTTCTGGAACTACTCCAACAACTGCTCTATTTCTAGTCAATGATTTGAGAACCGTGTTCTTTTCGGTTTGAGAAAGTGCTGCTCTATTTTCTGGCTTTATCGCAATAAATACTTTACCATATGCCGGTGGATCGTTGTCTTCTCCACCCCAACACTTAATAGATTTGATAAATGCAAAGTCTTTTTGTAAAATTACACTATAATCATTTGCGGTGACTGCTCGTTCTTGAGCAGTGAATGATTTTGGTGCTTTATATTTAATAGATTGAATTGTTTCTTTTGGAGTTCCACCGAAAGATGGTGTTAATACTGCTATTATAACTTCTCCGCCCAAAGAAGGACAAGTGAATACTCTTGACTCGGAAGAATCATTTACACCAATATCATTTGCTTCTTCTCCAGAACTTTCTAGGAAAGAAATGGTTACAAGATTTCCTTCTGATAGTTTTTTACCAATAACACCATCACCGAAATATATTCTATAACTCTCGTCTGGTCCTTCTTCTAGGAAATAAACTTTAGATTCACCACTAACAGAAGTTATATTAGTTGATTCTTCCCATATATCCGTCAAACCCGAAGTATCAATATTGCTCTTCTGTACAGTTACAGTGATGGTACTTGTGTCCACCAAAGAACTTCTTAGACTCATTTTCTTAAATGGATTTGCTCCATCTACGGTATAGGTAATTTCTTTGAAAGAACCTTCCTTTAGAGTTATTGGACCGGTCGTATAAGTTAATGCCAATCCAGTTGTATCATCTAAAGTTGCTGGTACAAATTGCGCTTCTAGCAAATTATGGAAATAATAAACAGAATTGTCTTTGTTTACTTTAAATTTTGTGTTCTTGCTGAGAAAATATGGACTTGTTGTTCCGGTTGTTGGTAATTCACCAAGTTCATTTGCTTCTTTAATAACTTCGACTGAGCAACTTGCAGACTTAACAGAGGATGGTGTATATCCTAAATTTTTTGCTATAGAAATTACAGATGATCGCTTTTGTGCTGTATCTAGAAATGCTTCATTGAAAGCAATATTGTTATATAATGCTTGATAATGGGTATTATATGCCAAAATATCAAGCAAAATATTCATCGTTGAACCTTCAAAATTATAACCATTAAACTTATCTTGAGTCTTCAAGAAAGCGATCATATTTTGCTTTATATCGTTATAGTCTAATTTTGAAAAATCTGGATTCATCTGTTCCTCTCAAGATTTATTTGCAAATTTTCTGGAGTTGCTTGTTTTTCGTTTTTGAGCGTAAATGTAATGTCTATTGTCATTAAATTGTCTTCGTATCGGTTTTCAACTTCAACTTTCTGCACTTCAACTCTTGGTTCATATTCTGAAATTATGTAGTTGATTTTTTGTGAAATAATTGTCTGAAATACAGGATCTGGGAAATTTTCAAAAAGCAAATCATATAAACCAACATCAATTTGTGGTTTAAATGGTTTGTCAAATTTATTAAGCAATAACAGATTTCGTAGAGATTGCTTTATCGCATCTAAATCCTTTTTAACAGAAATATCACCAGTTACGGGATTGCTGGTAAAATCGTTGCTGATGTCTGTTATATTGATTTTTGCCATTTATTTTACCAATAGTAGGGTATTCAAAATTCTTAGTTGTTTTTGTATTAGTTTTACGACAATATCTGCATTTATTTTTTCTGCGTGTTGCCAAGAACACCATTCACAGCAAACATATCCATAAGGACTTAACATATCGTCTTTTCGAAGCGGAATCATTATGAATGCTATTGTATTTCTAGATTCCATGAATCCTTTAAAATGACTGTCAGTTAGTGTATTTGTAAAAATTACTCTAGGTGCATCTTCTTGTAATATTTTGAGTTTTTCTATAAATCGAGTTAGTAATACACCTTGATACTCGTCTATAGTTTGTTCTATACCTAATCCACACGATTCGTGGGTAAAAGAAAATTTCAGTATACTTTCGCCGCTAAAGAAATCACCTCCATTATGAAACTGCGAAATATAAGATCTTGCACAATCCAGTTCCAGTCTAGTCTCAGTTAGGATCTCATTGACTTGGGTGTGTATTTTTGTGAAGTCTTTGCCACTACCATTGCAGAATAAAGGATGTTTGCATTTCTTTTCTTTTTTATTCAATATTCTGGCTATTGCTAACCCCATACCAAGAATAAAAGAAATAATACCCGTTCCTATTGCGTACCATGTGTCTGGATTGATTGTTTTGAGTAAATTTAACATATAACACCCTTTTACTAGTAAATCGGTACTTTATTTATTGTTTTCTGGCCTTAGTTTTTATCCATTCTTTTTTGTTATTTTTCATATGATCCTTGGTCTTTTCTGCTTCTGGTACGGAATATTGAGCAGGATTTACACTATTCAGTGGTTTTGCCTCTGGGTTGAATGGAGGTGCAGATTCTTGTTCTGGCAAGTATATCTTTGGAGTCAAAGCCTTTACCATCGTTGGTGATTTTATTTCAATCTTATCCTGTGCAGATCTAAGCGATCCATAGCGTTCTGCAATGAAATCGGCAGTATCCGCTGAGTATATCTTTAACTTTCCCTTTCCAAGTTCTGCACAAAATATATCCATATCTTCATTTGAACGAATAACCATATGGGTAAGTGACTGTATTGCTACTGTTTTGCCAACTAGCCACAAAGATCCACCGGCTTTTGTAACACAAGCTCCGGTTACATCCTTTTCATCTGCTCCGTATTTTTGCTTTTTAAACTTTGCGGATTCACTTATAGTATTAGTTACTTCGTTTATCTGATTTCCGCTGACATAAGTTCTTTTATCACCCGACAAATATTCACCCAAATAACCCGAACTCTTTGTAAGGTACTTTTGATCGAAGTCACCATCAATTCTTTCATCGCGGTTTCCTCCTATTTCATTTACTACATCTTTACCTACAACAACGTGCATATGTCCAGCAACTTCTAAATTATAATCTCCACCAACTGTGTGATTGTAATTTCCCTTGTCTTGTAGAACATTAACATCGCCTTCTTCGAGTCTCATGTTCACATCACCCTTAACCAAGGAAATGTTCATATTTCCTTTTTCTAAGTAGATGTTTACATTCGCATTTCCTGCAACGTGTATATCATAATTTACATTCTGTTCAGGAGTATTTTCGTCTTCGTCGTTATTTACTAGAACTTTTAGTCCTTTATCAACGGTAATCGTAGAATAACCACCTAAATGCACATATTGATCTCGAAATACATGGAAATAACTATCTCTTACATGCTGTTCGAGCATATCACCATTTGGATAGAATTCAACATTCGATCCTGATCTATGGAATAGTGATATTCTTTCACTGCCGGGACTATCATCCATTTCAATAACGTGACCGCTTTCCGTTTGGAATGTCTTGTTAAATGGATAAATTGAAACTGGTTTGAATTCCTTGCTTTTTTTCTCTTTACCACCGCAAGGATCTTTTTCCTTTATCTTCTTTCCCTTTTTCTTGCCGTGTTCAGTTTCTGGTTGCACCCATTGCTTGTTTGCTGATTTCCCCCCAGTTCCACCCCCACCTCCGCCGCCACCGCCTCCACCACCTCCTCCTCCACCACCGGATGGACTAGCACTAGCACCAGCATTGCTAGAAGAACCAGTTGAACCACCTTTGGGTGTAGTTTTACCTTTTGTTGACGGTGTTGTGTTTGGTGCTTTAGATTCGCCTGGTAATTTTGGCTTCCTACCTGAAACAGGTCTGCCTCGTCCTTTGCTTCCTTTGCCAGATGTTGTTTCTGGGTTTTGATTTGGTTGTGGATTATCGCAATTTGACATAGTTTATCCCAATATTTCCTTTTCAGCACAATTCAATGGTTTTTCTTTAGTAAGTTTCCAATTATCAAACTCAGACGATAACATGGTGCTTTCTATAGAATTGTTTCCAGCACCAAGACCACTCAAAGTTCCTTTGTTTACTCCAGTTTTATTTACCACGCCGCACTCAAATTTTTCTGTTGTTACTTTAATATCAGCAATCTTTGATTTATCATACAATCCATCTGGTCTTGGAGTCTTTTTTAACTCGATAATAGTATCTTTAATTTTAGTTGCATCATTTATTGCAATTGCTCTACCGTGTCTATCGGTTTGCTTCTTTGGTTCTTTTTCTTCTAATTGAACACCACGTTCTTTTGATACTTTGTTTTTACCAAATGGATATTTTCTTTTGACTTCTTTTGAAGGATATTCTTTAAGTTCGCTTTTCTTTCTTGGATCTCTGAATCCATCACCATAATTCTTCTGAAAGGTTTCAAATTCGGAGTCCTTTTGTTGTAAAGTATCCGTTCCCTTTGTACCTTCCTTTGGTGGTTCCTCGGGTAGAGTTGGAAGCCAACCAAGGACAACAGGTTGTTGACACTCATTACCATCCTTGAAGAAACCAAACACCCATAACCCCTCAGCCAACCCAACAGGAGAAGATTGTGGAGTATTACCAGTTGTTGCTGGTTGTACTACTTCTGCCCAAGGAAGAGCATCTGTTGGAATATCTTTCTTGAATGGACTATGGTAACTGTGTATGCGTACACGAACTCTTCCCTTTTGTAAGGGATCTATACGATCTTCAACGCAACCCCACCACCATCTAAATGATGGATCACCCAATAGTTCATTAGGCATATTCATCTCCCTTTGAATCTTTTATTGCTTTTATTCTCATTGTGTATGTCGCTGTCGCTGCATCTGGTGGTCCACCAGACTTCACCGCAATGTCGTGTGATATGGCTGCAATTAAGAATTTTCCTGTATTGAATACATCTTTTTCTTTCATTTGTGCCTCAGAATCATTTATTATTGATTCATTCACTGGTTTTCTCACTTCAATCAAATCACCCACACGCATCTCGCTATTACCGGGTACATTTAGGTACAGTATAACTTGATCCAAATGTTGCATTGCAGCCAATCTGTGTCCAACCCAATCATCTTGTAAGCCTACACCATCTTGTCCTTGTTCTGGTTCCGAGCAATCGTGTAAGAATCTGTGCTTATTAAAGCGGCGAACAGTTACTCCGCTTTTTGCCATTGTTTTAAATTCTTGTTCTTTGTCCAGATCTACTATTGTGCTTTTTGATATTGTTGTGTATTTATTTTTGTCGTAAACGTGAGTTTTTGAATAGTAGTCGCCAGTTGTTGAATCGAAAGATATTATCTCGGAAGAATAGTAACCATTCATTGCATTTTCTAATGGAGAGAATGAATTTGCACTATTTTTTAAAATTGAATATTTTGCTTCTTGAACCGTTATTTCTGGATTTGGAAGGATTACTTTATATTTCCATTTAACTTCTTTGTCTTTAAATGAAGATACTGATTTGAAGTTATACTTATGATCTATGTCTTGATAGAAAACAAAATCAACATCGTATTCATTCTTTGATGACTTTGCTTGTTTTGACAAATTTACGATATGCGAAAATGGATTATCATAACATAGTGTTCTTTTTAATTTCCCTTTGGTGTCTTCTGTTTGACATTGAATTTCTAGTTCTTTGCAAAGAGAATTTACCATGTCTGAAATTGTGCAATTAAAATGTTTAGAAATCAGACGAGTTTGATTAGTAAACATTGGTTTTGATGCAAAATAACACATCATTATCTTATTGGTGGAATTCGATTCTTCTGCTCCCGGTGTCATTTTATAGACAAACATGTCTTTAGATTTTATATCTTTTTCTGGACTACCATCAATAAGACTATGAAAAGAGAAATCTATTTTTGTTAATCCTGCAACAGAACCTGTTATTTGATGTAAATTTGTATCACCAGTTACCAATGCAGTAAAATGTCCTCTTAATACAGGATCAAATAAACTTTCAGTTATAGTTAATGATTTTACTATATCTGAAATATCAACATCATTGAACTTGATGGATGGTTTATTGGTTAACAGTACATTAAATAACATATTATTATGCCTGAGCCAAAGCTTTAAAATTGGTTACAAATTGATTAATATATAAAGGTTTAATCAAAAGTATTTTTCTTCTTTTTTCATTTTCTGCGGATTCATAATCTGCATTTGATACGACGGAAGTTCCGCCCATCTCAGCACTATTAAGATATGATGTGAGTAATTGTTGCTTTGAAGGAATTATAACATCATTATCTTTGTCCTGTGCTTCTATGTGATGTACTGCAAATTCATTTTCATAAACCACTCTAGTAACAACATTACTAGTTAAATACTTTCTAGTTTTATCCAAAAGTATTAAATCGTCTTGTGCATATATTTGCGTTTCTGTTACTTTTTCAATTTCTAATTTACACAGATCTCTGTCACAACCCAAGACTTCATATTCAGCAGAACCTTTACGAATATATTTTGTATCACATAGATTCATATTATTGTTTGAGTTTGCAAAAAACAAAGCACTCTTGTTACCATACTTAGAATCAATATATTGAGCAAGTTCCTGAGAATTCATGGGCCAATCAAAAAATCTACTCTTAATGTTGTTGATTATGAGAATAGTCCAATAGTAATCCACCCGTCCATAATAGTTAAAAGATAAACTTTCCGGTGTTTCTCCTTCAATTATTTCATATTGTTCAAATAGATTGCTTTTTACAATTTCATCGTTTGCTATGACTATACGCTTAAAAATGTCTGGTATAGTTACACCATTGTATTCAGTTGTTCCTAATTTATTGAAATACATTTATGTTACCTTATGCTTTGTACAATTCTTTAATCTTGGAAGCAGTATTTGGAATAATTTCTTGGAACTCCAATGTTACACTCGAATGAACTGGATGACCATCTTCATGGAATGAGGGTAATCCAGATGCAAATGGATTTACAGTTAAGTTGGTAAGAGCACATCTAGAACTTGCAAAAATTACTTTACCCTTTACCAATATTTTTGCTTGAAATAAACTAGGAGTTGCATATCCATAACCACCTTCACTGATTTCTGGATGCATTTTTTCTCGCATAGTGGTAATAAACTCTTCTATTTGTTGTGCAAACTGTGAATTTACCGGCATAAAATCCCAGCTCAACTGAAATTGACGAATGTTTGCGTTTTTAAACAGAAGTGTGTTTATTTTATTTTTTGCAACTCCTGCTTTTTGTTCACCCGCCCGGACCGAACCGTCAAGCCCAATTCCTTCAAGAACTTCTGTTGTAGCATCTCCAACAGTTCCCATATTTAATAGTCCAGGTCCTTGATTTCCCATAGCACGCATTATCAATCTATTTAAGAAGTCTGCACCAAGTTCTTGTTGTTGCCAATCTGCACTGAATACATCGCTAACTTCTCTTGGCATTCTAAGAACATATGTCTTTTCTGCGGAACCACCCGCAATATCGGTATTTTTATAAATTTCCAAAAGTGTAAACATATCACCACCGGCGCCGCCCCCACCGGAACTGCCAGTTTGTACTGGTGGTAATAAATTTTTGATGTTTGCCATAGATAAGTTTCCTCTTCTAAATACTATGTATGTCATATAAAGGTAAGTTTAAGCCAAAGAACCCATCCAAATATAATGGGGACCCGACAAATATAGTATACCGTTCTCTCTGGGAACGTAAGTTTATGACATTCTGCGACAATACTGAAAACATAATACGTTGGGCGTCTGAAGAACTCCCAATACCCTATATCTCACCCGTAGATAAGAAGTACCATAGGTATTTTGTGGATTTTATCATAGAGGTAAAGGAAAAAGACGGTTCCGTACAAACTTATATGGTAGAGATAAAACCACATAGAAAGTGCTCAGAACCAGCAAAAAAGAAGAAAGTAACCAAGGGGTATTTGCAAGAAATAGTAGAATGGCAAATAAATAAATCAAAATGGGCTTTTGCAGAGCAATTTGCTGCTAAACGTAATTGGAAATTTAAAATAATAACCGAGAAAGAACTATTTGGTGGAAAAGAACCAACCGAAGAAACTGAATGAAAAAGAAGTAAGTGCAGTGCAATGGTTTAAAAACGCACTCGGAGGCATTCGGAAAAAGAAAACCGGATCTGCCAAAGATTACGAGCAAATTCTCAAGGATAACTCTAAGGGAATCAAAAGAAGACTGTTGGGGCAAGTTATAGTATTTCGGTATATTCCAAACAGTAAAACTAAATTCTACGATAAATTTCCAATAGTAATAGTAACTGGTGTAAGTGGTAACACAATAACAGGATTAAACTTGCACTATGTTCCACCTATGGACAGAATCAAACTAATACTATTGATGAATTCATTGCTTTTCAATCAAAAAGAAATGGATTTACAAAAAACCAGAGTTAAAATATTCTCACTTTTGACTAAGAAAATCTTTGCTAAATATATTGGCACAGCAGTAAACAACTATACAATTAAGAACATTGCAGGTAAACCAAAATTAACAACACCGGAAGAATGGTCTTATTTGGCATTCTTACCAGTATTCAAGGGAATATCACCATCAAAAGTATATTCCGAAATATCAAAAGCGGTAAATAAAAAGTAATGGCTAAACCACTAACAGACGTAAATCAAGCAATAAACGCAGTACTTGGTCTAGTAAGACCAAATAGATTTTCTGTCGAAATAAATCTTCCTTGCGCTAACTGGAAACCAGAAAGAATCGAATCTGTAGAATTTCCAGCATATGGATTGGAAACCATAGATGGTAGATATAACAATCAACCAATAATGAAAATACCATATACGCTACAACCCGCATATTCTTGTAATATAACATTCAGAGCAGACAATAAAGGTGCAGTCCTACAGGGATTATACAAGTGCATAGATGCAGCAATAATCAACACTTCGGGTGATACATTTATTAAATATGCACAAGATTTATGGGGAACCATAAAAATCGAAGCATATAACGTAGACAACACAAAGTGTTATGCTCTCGAACTGCAAAACGTAATTTTAACAAATATAGATACCGTGCAGCATTCTTATGATGAGCAAGATTCATACTTGAAGCAAACTGCAACTTTTTCGTACCAGAGCGCATCGCTTACACAATGATTTGGAGATTAAATAATGCCTTTACCAAAAATTGATATTGTTACTTTTGAATTGACTTTACCATCAAATAATCAAACTATAAAATTTAGACCATTTTTGGTTAAAGAAGAAAAAATTCTGTTGATTGCAACAGAATCCAAAGATCCAAATCAAATAGTCTTGGCATTAAATCAAGTAATTAAAAATTGCTTGTTAGATAAAGTAGATGTAGATAATCTTCCATCATTCGACGCTGAATACATTTTCCTAAAATTACGAGAAAAATCTATAGGAGAAGACATTCAAATAAGTGTTTTGGATGAAGAAGTTAATAAAAGATTTGACGGTCAAATTGATTTGAATAGTGTAAAAATTGTGAAGTCTCCAACCCACAATAAGAAGATAAAAGTTTCAGATAAGATGTTTATTGAAATGAAATATCCAACACTTAAAACCGTGTTGACTTTGGATTCTAAAAAATCACAAGCGGAAAATGGATTAAAGATATTGACTAGTTGTATTGATAAAATTTATGATGGCGAATCTGTGTATGATGTAAAAGATTACAGCAAGCAAGAACTGCAAGACTTTGTGGAAAGTTTGACACAAGGAATGTATTCTAAACTTAATGTATTCTTTGAGACTATGCCGGCACTTAAATATGAGAGTGAAGCGATTTCCCCATATACAAATAAACCAATAAAGATTTCATTGGAGAATTTTATTGATTTTTTCGTCTAGGGCTGTCAAGTGAAACCCTTCAGAATATGTACAAAACAAACTTTGTACTGATTCAAGAACACAAATACAGCCTTACGGAATTAGAAAATATGTTGCCATGGGAAAGAAAAGTATATATTTCTTTGTTAATAAAACATGTAGAAGAAATAAATAAAAGAAACCAGAAATTAAAATAACATGGCAGAAGAAACCAAACCAACATTACCCCGTCCAAGAAAATCAGGAAGACCTTCTCGTGGAACGGGAGTTGTTGCTACAAATCTTGTTAAAAAATATACAAACCAAAGTTTTGCTGAAAATAACACAAATCCTACAGTTTCTCCAAAAAGGGGAAGAACTGGTATTACAGATATTAGTAGTTCTTCGACAACTACAAATACATCAAATAGTTCTGAACAATTAGTGCAAATTAATAAAACAGAACAAGGATTGTTGTCAGATATCAAGAAGATATTAAAAGAACACTTAAATTTTGTAAAAAGAAAATCGGACGTACCAAGAGTACAATTGGTAAGAAAGAAAAAATTAATAGATGATCCTATGGAAAAGTATACACCATCGGCTCTATTAAAACGCGGCCTTGATGCGGGCAAAGAAAAAATCAAAGAAAAAATATTTGGTAAAAAAACATCTGGTATTAACAAACTCGCCGAGAAAAAACAAATTGGAGAAATGGCATCAGATAACGGTATACTAAAAAAAGTTATACCAAATATAATTTCTACACTTGGTTCTTCAATTGGTCCTTTATTAATGTTGATGGCAAAATTATTAATAGGATTAATTGTTATTGCTGGTGCTGCTGGATTGGGTGTGCTTTTGTATAATTTACTAATAAAACCCGGTTTAGAAGCAAGTGAAAAACGCGCTCAAGCGGCTTTAGCAAAACCTACAACAAAAGGAACAGATACATTTGCTAATGGAGAAAAAGTTTATAAAAAAACTGAAAACACTCCAGAAGGAGAAAAAACTTCATTCGTGTCGGAATCACAAATGAAGAAAGAATTGGAGCAAATGCCGGAAGAAAAAAGAAAAGAAGTACAAGAAAGTGGGATGTATGTTCCAGAAAGAACTGTTACAAATCTAGAAACAGGAAAAACAACAATTCCTACTCTTGGTATGAATGTTTCTTCTTCAACAAGTATTGAAGATTTAAATAAATTATTGCAAGATAAAAAGAAACGAGCAGAAACTGCCAGTCCACGAACAAAAGCATTAGATAAGTATTCCACACAAATACAAGATTTTTCTGCACACTTGAAAGAAGTATTAAAAGATCTAGCAGATCAAATATCTAAAAAAGGTATTATAGCCGGAGATGTAGAACAAACTGGTGGATTGTTGGGCGCAGGAACAGATTTGGTATCAAATTCTTTAAAAAGTTTACAAGATGAACATTCAACTTTGATAAACAGAATTAAAGATGATAAAACTTTATCAGACAAAGATAAAGAATTATTATTCGATAGTAATCCAGTAACACAAGGTGGATTAAAACAAAATCCAGATATTGCAACAGCAGCAAGATATGCTTATATTTTGCCAAATAATCAAGAAATAGAATTAATGCCACAAACAGAAGCCTCAAGGCATTGGTCAGATCTTTTAGATCCAACAAGGGGAACTATCCGAAAAGGAGTAATGTATCTGACTGATGCAAAAGAAAAAACTAAACAAAACGCATTAAATAGAATAGAAGAAGTAACTTCATCTAATGAAACTGTTGGTGCTACTAGTGCAAATTTACAACAAACAATATCTCAAGCACAAGAAAACGATGCAGCAAAAATAAAACCAGCACAACCAACTGCACCAAGCGGAGATCAATTACAAAATCAAGCAATGCAAATGCGTGCGCCTGATATGATTGCAGCACCCACACCAGTTGCCGGCGGAAACACTATAATAAACAACTACAATACCGCACCCGCAAAACAACCAACATTGTTGTCCGGTGGAGGTGGAGATAATGGTGGCGGATCAGCAACACCACCAGATGATAGTGGTATGCATGCCGCACTAACAAAAGATCTTAGCAGAAGTGCAAGTATGGGCAACCACACATAAAAAGAAAGGACGGTCTTTTGGACCGTCCTCTCGGAGCATTCACACCCTAATTATAAAATCACTCTTCTTTGGCTAACTTCTCAAAGTAAGATAGAGCGTCCTCTTCCTCTGCATCCTCGTCAACCGAAGACTTCTTCTCAGGCATCTTTGGTGCAGGCTTAGACTTTGCAGTAGAACCAAAACGGGCTTCTGCTTCTTCAATATCTTCCATGTCCTCTGCGGTCTTTGCCTTACCTTCGCTACCACCGCGAAGGACAGAATCCATCTTGGACTTCAACTCGTCATAAGACTTGAAGTTCTCGGCATTGGTGAACTCCTTGAGAGCATGTTGCTTCTTCCAAAGAGACTCCAACTTCGCATCATCACCACCCATGAGTGCTGACGGTTCCTCAAACTCACTCTTATCATAATTGATGTAACCCGCAACCTTACGGATCTTCAACTTGAAGTTTGCACCTTGCCAGAAATCAAACACATTGACCGGCTGATCGTCTGGGAACTCCGGTTGGATCTTCTCCATGATCTTATCAAAGATCTTCTTACCGAACTTGAAGAGGAAGATCTTTCCCTCGTTCTCTGGGTGCTTTGGATCAGAAACAACATAGACATTGGCAACGTAACTCAACTTACGCTTACGATCACGCGCAACAGTCTTGTCGTCTTCTACGCCGCTGTTCCAAAGTTCATTGTTTGCTTCGCAGACTGGACACTTCTTGCCCAGCGTAGTTGGGCAGTTCTCAATGAACCATCCACCCTTACCTTGGAAACCGTGACTGAACACACGCGCCCAAGGAACATCCTCACCGTCAACGACCGGTAGGAATCGAATTACTGCAAAACCATTTGATGCTTGATCCAGTTCGGGCTTCCAGAACCGGTCGTCCTTGTAGGACTCTGCTCCACCCTTGTTCAACTTATCCAACTCTTGGGTGATCTTTGAGAGATCCTTGGACTTATTCTTTAAATCTTTAAACGCCATATGTTTCCTTTCGTGTACGAAGTATTAAAGTGTAAGTAACTGATGTACGATGTATTATAACCGTAGTATATAGCCAAGTCAAATGGGAAGTCGGGAAGATTTGGGGAGGAAGTTCAACGACTGTGCCTCGGCTCGAATCTTCTCAACAATTGGTTTTGATAAATGCTTTGCAATATAAGACGGATCGACAGCGTGGACTTCACAAATCTGAAGTACCGCTTCCATATAAGAACAATTCTTTTTCTTAATTATTTTTTCAACTTCATTTTGAATATTCAATTCACCCGATTCAAGTATCATATTCTTTATTCTCCATATACTCTTTGAGATTTTTTGTTGGTTGCCATCCAAGAGTTTCTTGTATTACCGAAATATTGGCGCAAGTTTGTCTTGCTTCTCCGGTTCTTGGTGCAATATGAGTATACTCTCCACCCATCATTTTTGCAAGGTCTAAAACAGAATATGAAGTACCAGTACCAACATTCATAATCTTACCACGAAGATTTGTATCGTGCTTCATTGCTGCAATATTAGCAGAAACAACATCAGATACATGAACATAATCTCTGGTTTGCAAACCATCCCCAACAACTGTCATCAATTGGTTTGCTTTCTTTTGACGAGAGAATACACCGATTACAGGTGCATATGAACCGCGCTTTGGTTGTCTGTTACCATATACATTAAAGTATCTAAAACAAGCAGTATCAAGATTATATAAATCAGAATACATCTTGCATAATCCTTCAGAAAAGAATTTAGAATACGAATATGCATTTAAGCAATCTGGTTTATCAGATTCTCGTTGTACATCATTATTTGATAATCCATAAATGGCAGAAGTACTCGAAAACATTACACGTTTTGCTTTAACCATTTTGGCAGCATTCAATACATTTTGAGTACCAAAAGTATTAATATCCAATGCTCTACCGGGATTCAGTATACAATTTTGTATTCTTGCTTCTGCCGCTAAATGAAAAACGTACTCAGGTTCATGACGATCAAATACACCATTTACAAGATGTTCATTTGTAATATCGTAATGATAGTATTTTGCTTGTGGATTGAAATAGAATTGATCGTGTGCATCGGATGAGAGATCATCCATAACAGTAACATCGTGTCCTTGTCTTACTAATTCATCTACTAGATTTGATCCAATAAATCCACAACCACCTGTTACTATAATTTTCATTGGGGTATCTCTTTCATTATTCTTTTTAAATAATTGTCCATATGAAGATCCCCAATATTAAAATTATTCCAAACTTTATGGTATAAGTTTTCATCAAAAGATATTTTCTTAAAATCTGCCCAATCATCTAAAATTATAATTGGCATATCTTTGTGTGCGTCGGTAACTTCACTTCTAGAAACAATAGGTATTGTTCCAACATATAACGATTCCCAAGTTCTATGACAATCAATACCATTTCCTTTGGGTGAAATACTAAAATAAGATTTACTTAGATCTCGTAAATAACCTTCAAAGGTTGTAGGAAGTTTATACCCACCCGCAAATCCATTCCAACCACCATTTATATCAGATTCTAAAGGAATACCAGTTTGTTGTAAACAATATTCTCTTTCTGCTCTATTATTTTGTATGCTATAATTTGCATAAAACATTTTAGTTTTTATGTTTTGTTCATCTCGTATTTTGTTTATAGCAGAAATATCTCCATGAGCATATCCCGCCGGAGCAATACCAATAGGAATTGGTTTTAATTTTGGATGTTTAATAGCAACATTTTGAGCAAACCAAGCAATAATTCTGGGATCATCTAAAAATTTCAAGTGATTTTCGTTTATTGAATAATCACTGTTATGAGTGAACATAACGAAGGGATGCTGTAAATTTACATTTGAAAAGAAATTAGAGATATAATCTGTTTTTACAAATACCCAGTTATCGTGTTTTGCTTTTGGATTTATCTTATAACCGTCATAATTCCAGATATGTCTACATTGAACAGCAAAACTGTTTCCATTTAAATAAGGAAAACTATGATCATCGAACGATTTCCATTGCCAATACATTATTGTGTCTCCTTAAATGGATATTTAGCGTAATCTTCTTCTGTAAAATTTACAGCAAACTTACCAATATAATCATTATCATGGATTCTGTGACAATGACCACAATATACCAAATTGTTTATTTTTTCTGTTCTCCAAGGCGAAGAAAGATCTGGCCAATCTTCCTGTGGTGGTTTCTCTGATGGGAGGAATGGACCGACTCTGGGAATAGGCATAGGGTGCGAAGTTTCATCATTAAAAAATCTATAAGGATCGTTAATAAATGCATTACGCACAATTCTTGGATAAATTATCTGTGATAAAAATTCTTGATCTATGTTTTTACGATTATTTGTTTCTTTTCTTGTATATGATTGTATCAATGACATTATATTGGAAAGTAAACCATTTCTTACTCCCCATATACCACCCATAATTCTAGTTTGATGAGCACAATTATCTCGTACTATATGAAAGTCTTTATCGCTAGACAACCATTGATCCACACACGCTTTATCTCTTGTATTTAAATTGCTATCGGCATCACGACTTATCATAACGTCATCTTTACCAATAGCATCCTTTGCTGCATAAAATCGCCAAAACATACCATTCCAACTTTCATCTGCCGACTGGATTATTATATTTGTGTTTGGTCTTTTACGCAACTCATCAACAAAAACTTGTTTTACATTCGGAGAGATATAATATCTACATTCCCAACCCGGAAACAATTGCAATGCAATATCAGCATTTTTTATTGCATTTATAACATATTCGGCTTTATTTCCCCAGAGACTGTAACTAATTATTTTCATAATTGCCTAAATTTTTCTTCTACTAAATTTTCTAAAATTTGAAATTTACATCCATCTTGAATTGGTTCGTCCCATTTATTGTGCCAATGCCAAGTAAATGCACCATCAAATAATTCAGAACTTTCATTCCCTTCAAAATTTTTCTTAAAAGGTTGTATTGTTCTGCTCATTCCCCATTCTGTATTAAACCAAGCACAAGGAAATGTTATCCAATTTTTATTTTTTTGCCATACTTTATAATACAATTCACTGCCCCAACAAGTAGTATTTGGATTTGCTGGAGTGTTTGCCAGTTCATTCAACAAATCATGCGTTAATTGACTTTTTTCTTTCAAACGCATAATTGCTCCATTTTGTTTCAAATAGGGTTCATTTGGATTGCCAGTTCCTGTAGAGCCCCACTGATACATGAATTCGTAAGGCAATATAGGTTCAAAGTCGCGCAAAACAACAACATCCATATCAATATAAACACCACCATACTTGTGCAAACATAATAATCTAAATAAATCACCACCCAAATAACAAAGAGGATCGTCCAAAACACCCCTTAGTACATTTGCATTATCTAATGGTGTATTTTTTGATTCCTCTTTTGCATCCCAAATTCTAGTTTCAATATATGGAAGCAAAGGTTTTACATGAGGATTGGTGGAAAGATCTACATTAGACCATAAAATAAACTTTGTATTTTTTCTATTCTGTGAAACTATAGCAGATTTAATAGGTAATACTTGTTTTCTAGAAAATTCTTTTGGTACTCTCCAATAAAAATGAAAAGTAACGGGATCTTGAAATCCACTGGAAGGTAAAGTTTTGGCATAATCCAATGAAGACTTGACTCTCTCAATAGAATCAAAAAGATATAGTTCTTTATGAGTTTCTATATTAATCATTTTGTTTTCCTAAAAACCATTAATGTGTTTCGTACATGTGAACCATTTTCTGTCAATGTACCACTTTCTGTATATAATGTGCGTCTTAATAATAAAGAATCATTTTCAAGATAATCAAATCCATATTTCTTAAAAACTTCTATCCAATATGAAGCAGGCTGACAATTAACATGATGATGACCTGGTTGCCCTGGAACTGCATGTGTCATTGCAACGTATTCGCATTTTTCAAAAGTTTTCATAAAATTATCTAAATAAGTTTCTTCAACATGTTCTACAAATTCACAACACCAAGCAAGATCAAACATATTATCTGGAACATAAGCCCCTTCCACATAATCGTGTTGTACGATGTTACTTTGCACTGGAGATCGTTTAATTGCTTCTTCAAATCCTTCAACGCCTATACCACTTATTCCCTTAGAAAGAAAATAATAAAGAGAATGGCCTGCACCACAACCAACATCTATTACACTTTTTGGTGAATATAATTCTATAAGTTTATCCCAAACTTGTGGTGCGTATGTTCCAATATCATTTTGTATAACACAACCACCTAAATATGATTTATTATTCATGAAATACTCCTGTTTACTATCTCACATATGTATTCTATTTCTTGACTGGTCATATCTGGGTTGTTTGGTAGATAAACACCGTAATCGTGAACTATATCCGAAAAACTATAAATTTTTTCACCATATCTTTTATAATAGAATGGTTGTCGGGACATACTTCCACACACAAGAGGTCTGCATTCCACTTGAGCATTTTTTAAATTTTCAACTACAATATTTTTCTTAGGATGTATTATGGGATAAGCAAAATTGCTGATGAATTCTGTAAAGTTTACTTTCCAATAACTATTTTTAATCAGTGAATGGTATTTAAGTAAATTTTCATATCGTTTTTGATTTTTTATGTCTAATGTTTTTAACTGATTTATACCCAAAAATGCTTGTAGATCTGTAGATCTTAAATTAAAACCCGGATAGTAGAATGTATATAAATTTCTAAAATCATCAACATTATTTTCTTTTTTAAGTTTTTCTTGTGTGTCCTTACACAAATCACGACTCCAACCATGAGAACGAATAGATTTTAGTATTTCATATAATTCAAAATCGTTAGTAGAAATTAATCCGCCTTCTATTGTAGAAAAATGATGTCCAAAATAAGTAGAAAAAGATGACATTACACCAAAAGTTCCTGTTTTATCGCCACCATGTAATGAACCAACACTTTCGCAAGAATCTTCTAATAATATTACATCGTATTTTTTACAAATATCTGCAATTTCTTTCATTTTATTTGGAATGCCCAGTACATGTACCAAAATTAAACACGCAGGTTTATATGCTTTGCAAATATGCTCTAATTGCTCTATATCCAACCCTAAAGTTTCTTTATCTGTATCGCATAAAATCAAATCAAATCCTAATTGTATAATAGGACTTACTGTAGTTACCCAAGAAACACATGGTGCAACTACAATATTATTACGCAATCTTCTCGATTCCTTTAAAGCATAAAACATGCCTAGATTAGCAGAAGATCCCGAATTTACAAAGACAGAATATTTCACACCCAACCAATTTGACCATTCTTGTTCAAATTGTTCTGTCATTTTTCCTTTTGTTAGTTGAGGATAAGTTGATAACCAAGAACACAATTCATCTATTTCTTTATTAGAAATAGTGTCTTTAACTAATTTTATTGGCAGATTTATCATAT